AATACGCTTTGTTGGGTGAATGGTGAGGCTCTCAGCTATGAGGATGTTGAAGTGCATCCTAATAATTGGTTCACGCTGCGTGGATTGGTTCGAGGTCAATATGGTACTAGCGCAATCAATCACAATGCGGATGAAAGGTTCGTTCGTGTAGATGAGGCTTTATTCCGATATCCATATCGGAAGGAAGATATTGGCAAAACAATATATCTCAAATTTACATCGATGAACTTATTTGGAAGTAATGAGCAAGGTCTTGATGAGGTTCAATCTTATCAATATACCATCGTGCCTTATTACATTCCGGAAGTGTCCAATGTAACACTCTTCACTAAGTACTACGAGATTGGCAATGGTGTCCTTTCCTTTGATGTGGTGGCTCAGTTTGATGTGCCGCCAATAAACAGCTTGGACACAGTCGAATTATGGTATCGTGAACCTAATGGCACATGGAAATATGGTGGCTCCGGCAATGGACAAATCACAGTAAGTGGCTGCGAATTAGGGCATACATACGAAGTGAAGTTGAAGGTCAAAGACTCTCATGGCAACACTTCGCAAGGTGTTACTAAGAGCATTACTGTGGCGATGAAAACCGAGGTGCCTAATGCACCGCAAGGATTCTCCATCTCATTCAGCGATATGGCACACTTCAATTGGTTAGAGGTTAGGAATGCGGATATCGATTTCTATGAACTTCGCCTTGATTTGAAGGTTGGCCAAAATGATGGATTGATTGGTCGCAGCAATAACACAACCTATAGTGGTGTATTAAGGAATCGGAGCGGTAAAGTGTACCTATATGCTCATAACCCATCAAAAGGCTATGGCGCACCTTCCGAAGTAACATATAATGTTCCACAACCTAAGAAACCGAGTCAAGTGCAAGCGGTTGGCAGTATGAATGGGATTGGGGTATCTACCGAGTCAATTCCTGTTGGGTGCAAGGGCATGAATGTCTATGTTGGTTCCAAAGTTTATTTCACACCTAATAATGTGATAAGCATTCCATTAGATGCCGGCGTGTATTCAGTAAGTGTTGCGTTTACTGATATATTTGGCGAAGGCCCTCGAACAGATGCAATCGATGTAACTGTAAAAGCCAAAATCGATAAGGCACTACTAGATATGGAATCACTTGGACTCGATGCTATGGATAAGGCTGTTAAGGCCTTACAGGGCGAGATGGGAACTGTAAAAACCAATGTGAATGGTTTAAGCAGCAGAATCATCGACCAAGCAAACGCATATCAACGATCATTGTCAGACCTCAATAAAAATGTAACCTCTCAAATAACCCAAATCTCACAAGGGGTTGAGTTAAAGGTTACACAAGCCATTGGCAAACTCGATGGCAAGGAACTCATAAGCCGCATCAACCTCACACCGGCCGGCACTCGCATTGATGGTAAATTGCTGCACGTTACAGGGCAAGCCTTGTTTGATGATAATATTGTTACAAAGAAAATGCTACAGGCCGGCTCTGTTTCAGCCGACAAAATGCAAGTGGATAGTTTATCCTCTATTTCAGCAAACATCGGTTCATTAAAAGGTGGCAGCATCACAGGAACCACCTTCAAGAATGCCAACAATACATTCAGAATTGATGCAAATGGCAATATTGTAGGTGCTAATATCACCGGTTCGAGAATAGATGCTCAATCAATTTATCAAGCCGGTTTCGAGGTTAAGAATCTCGACATTCAAGTGTTCCAAGTGCGACATGGTGATTATTGCCCTGTTCCAAAAGGGTATAACCGAGCGGATTGCACGTTTATTCCTGTAGGTTACAACGTAGAGCAAAAGGCTCCTAAAAGAGAAGAATGGAGACGAGAAGAAAGCCGCTATAACTATAAGCCTACTAATTTGAAAATTCAATTCTCTAAATTTATCTCACACAAAAGCTACGATCATGGAGTGAATGCCGGCATCGATTACGATGATAAGTGTGCAGCTTATTCGGCCTCTATTACCGGCGGAGATACTAATTATGGTAGGTTAGTTACTACAGGCATTGGCACTTTATTTGTGTTGTGTATAGCCATTAGGCGATAGTTTTAATTTACAAGGTGGTGGCTTATGGTCAAACACGATTTTGAACTTCATCAAGGCCAAGATTTCCGCATCATCTATGAGGTTCCATTTGATAGCGACATGACTCTCAATGGATTTCAAGGTGTGTGCAAAATCCGTAAAAGGCACGATGAAGGGGTTATCTTCGAGTTGGAGCCGATAATCGAGGATAAGAGAATCACATTCACGCTTTTAGGCAAAGTAACAGCTAAAAAGCAAATAATCAGCCGGAATTTGATGTATGATGCGTTCATTTACAATGACACAAACAGCATCAAAATCGGCATCGGTAAAATCACAGTAATTCCGGATATTTCAATGCATTAATAAGGAGATACAATCATGGCAGATAGCACATTAACTCTAAAATTAGACAAAGATTCCATTTTCAACTTGCTTGAAGGGTTAAGAGGCCCAAGAGGTGAAAAGGGCGAGGATGGCCAACGTGGTGAGCGTGGCGAAAAGGGTGAACAAGGTCTAAGAGGGCCAAAAGGTGAACCGGCAAGCGCCGAACGAGCAGCAGAATTGCTCAAACAAAAGAACGTATATCTCGCAGATTCTAGTGTTGAAACAGTACTTGCGAAATTGGTTGAATTGTTAGGCGATTCCATTAACGTAACTTACAAGCCAATCGAATATATTCAGCCTTTAGTAGGTCAAACCTTCATCGATTTAAGAGGTGAACCTCACTTCAAGGTTTCTGTTGATGGTGGCGAGAAACGTGTGTTCGAGAGCGACAATATGCGTGTTCCTATCGAACCATTCGGAGTTGCTAATATCTTGGTTAAATATTATGATTTGGCTGATCGTGAAGTTGGCAGCGCAGAAATTAAAGGTGTAGAGGTTCATTCCAATGCGGATGATACATTCGAGGAAAATGGTGTAAGATATGCCTTGTTTGGTCGCAAATTAGAAATTGATGTAACAAACTTCACAGGAACCAATAGCCTTAAAGTACTTGGCAAGTGGTTAGTAACTCAAATCGATAGTGTACTAATCAAAACAAGCAAAAAAGTAAACCCTGTAACAAGAGAGGAAAGTTTCCGAGATACCAATAACAATGCCATTGGTGATATTCCTATTATTGTCGAAAATCCTCAAAATGTTACATTCGCTAATCGTGATAATTTGGCAACTCCTATTAAAATCGGTACATTGCAAGATGGTGTGAGTGCTGTTAGATTCCAATCCTCTCGAATTGAATGGTCTGATAGCGCACATAAATATATCGGCGCCGGTAATGCGGTAGACCATTTATAATATTTGTAGTAAGGGGAAAGCATGGGAGAAATTACACACTTCTTGGAAGAGGCTTGGCGAATGTTGACTGAATCCTTCGCCTTGAAGGCCTTACTCGCAGTTGTGGCCGAAGTGGGGATATATGTGCTTGGATTGAAACATATTCAAGTGTTGGGCATTTTTATTATGTTGGTGTTTCTTGACCTTTTAACCAAATGGAGTGCAATCGGATATCAAATGTTGATTGATATGGGTGCCAAGCCGGAGAATATCGGTGGCATTGATAAATACATCGCAATTCCGGCCGCATGGGGTAAAGGGTTGATATCATCTAAGCATATGAGGAAGCCTTTTATTACGAAAGTGCTAACCTATTGCATTGCTACAGCCGGAGCATGGTGCTTTGATTTTATGGCCGGCAATTACGCATTCGCAGTCAATCTTGTTTGGCTATATCTCGCATCTGTGGAGTTCTTGTCTATTCTCGAAAATATGCGAGATGGCGGGAACACAACAATAACAGGATTATTGGAATTAGTTCAAAGCAAGATTGATGGTATTTTAAAAAAATAAGGGATTAGAGGGTGGCTGATAGCTGCCCTCTTATTATTTGTGAAAGGATAATACTATGGAGATAGGTACATATTTTGAGTCATCTGAATTTGCGTGCAAGTGCCACCGGCATGAAGTTGATGAGAATGGTCTTAATAAGTTAGACCATATCATCGATAAGCGATTGGTGGATTTGCTCGATGCTATTCGTGAGCGATTAGGATGTCCTTTAATCATCACAAGTGGTTATCGTTGTGAGGCCCATAATGAGGAAGTTGGTGGTGTTCAGAACTCTTACCATACGCAAGGTGTTGCAGCTGATATCACATATGATGGCATCGATGTGGATTATTTGGCCCAAATTGCAGAGGAATGTGGTGCAGATGGGATTGGTAAGTATTATTACCAAGACTTTGTCCACGTTGATGTGCGTGGATATGATGCAAGATGGAATGATCTCGACTAGGGGGTTATTATGTATGAAAAAGCAAAGACATACATCGAAACGATTAAACAGCAGATTACTTATAAGCGCCTTATTGTTGGTGCTATTTGTTTGTTGCTCCTCGTTGGCATTGGCCAACTCGCAAGAGGCTACTTCACCGCAAGAGCCAACTATAATCGTGCCATTGAGCGATTGGAATCAACTCAAAGAGCGCTTGATGAAAGCCGAAAACTCAATCAGCAACTCAAACTTATCATTGACCGAGGCGCAAGCCTTAACAGTCAAGCAAGAGAGCGAATTGAGAGAATTGAAGATTATCAACGAAGAGAGGGCGAAGGACTTAATCGCCTTGAAGGATATCAACAAGAAACAGGGCGAAGAGTTGGAACAAGCCTCGAAAGTAATAACGCAGCAAGCGAACACATTAGGGCAAGCCTCGAACTCGTTAGACGAATTGAAGAACGAAATCAAGCGAAACCATGACACGGAAAAGCGCCTAAGAAGGCAGCGTGATACTTGGGCAATAAGTAACGCAGCACTATTCTTGATTGGTGCATTTCATCGATAATGTGGGGGTGATCCATAATCTCCTTACCATGTGAAGGTGGACACATGGATTGAACTTTGCTGATTAAATAAGGGTATCTACAGAAATGTAGGTACCCTTTATTTTTTTGCAAAAAATTTCGAAAAAAGACTTGCATTCCTCTTGAATATGTTATATAATATAATCAAGATAAAGGTACGGAGTTAATAAAGGAGATACCAAAATGATTAGAACTTGCAAACAACTTGAAAACAAATTAAACACTATCAACAACACAACAGATATTAAAATCAAAAAAGATGGCAGTATGTACATCGTTGTTATGGGTGGTTATGAATCCGATATTTGGGGTTATGGTTTGAAAGACCTTGTAAATGAATTAAAAGGTTTAGAAACAATCAAGATGGTATATCGCAGTTGGACTATGCAAGGTATGAAAGTTAAAACAATCAAAGGCATTAAATAAGAGGCTATGAATCATGAAACTATACAAGAATGTAGATATCCTAGATTTGAATAACATATTGAAAAATGGCATCTTGCCGATCAGCAAAACCGGAAACGATAATTGGGGCGATGGAAATCGCTCCAATAATTCAAAGGATGTGGTTTACTTGTTTGAGGCATTAAATCAAGGCGATAGTTTCATGCATTATGGTCTTGTATTGATAGAAGTTGATATAAATGATGCTATTTTGAACGAAATCGATGATTTTGATATCAATAAGGGCGAATATATCGAATATATCGCCTCTGAGGTACCTGTAAACAATATCAAAGGGATTTATATTCCAAAGATATTTGAAGAGCCTCTGAGGGCAAAATACGAAGTCGATTTTTCGGAAATTGATGTGAAATTTGTGGATGTAGAATTTTTAGTCTATTCACCGGAGTTTGGTGAGTATATTTTGGCGGATGAGGAAGATAAATCGATATTTGTAGATACAGCCAACCTATCCACATCGGATTTCAACTATTTAAGAGGCATTAAAAATAATAGAATGTTAGATTGCCAAAAGAAATGGAGATATATGATATGAGCAAAAACACATGGGGCGGAAATCGTGAGGGGGCCGGAGCGCCTATCACAGTAGGGAAAGAAAACCGCAGAAAGCAGAGAGTGATATCTCTTAATGATGCGGAGTTTACCAAATTGAAAGAAATCGCACAGAGCAAAGATATGAGTGTTTCTGAATTAATTCGCAGCACGTTTGAATTATAAAATAAGAGCCTATCCAAATGGGTAGGCTCTTGTGTATTATAGAGGCATGATCAGTCGAAGTGGATATCTGTGATTTACATATTGGAAAAGGTTCGCCTTTTGTGTCATCTGCACCACCACATCAACTGAAAACGAACCAACAATGACCTGTCCTTTAAATTGGGGTAGGTCATTGTTGTAATTAAATGTTATTTCAACCCTATCATCATATATGGTCGCAGAGTGAATGAACGTGTCAAGAATCCTCGCTCTGCCTGTGTTGGTGGTGGGGTTTTCTTTCGCCATTTTATAAAGGAAGAACTCAATATGCTCCGCTGTTAGCTTGATAGGATGCGCCTTGATTTCGTGGTTCGTCTTGCGTGTCATATGGTCTTGAAGTTCCGCCTCTGCATTCTCGATTTGTTTCTGTAACGTGTCAGATATGAATCCCTTTGCAATCGCCTTCATATAATTCTCTAATTCTGATTGCAATTCCTTAATACGAGCATCGATGCGTTTCAATTCGAGTTCCGCATCACCTAGCATCGTGCTGCTTGCCTCTGTGGTCATTTTGGCCAATTGAGCGATGGTGTTGGGTTCATTTAAGATATGGATGGTCTTATTAATAATAATATCCTCTAAGATATCACGCTTGATATTCTTGCCTGTGCAAGTCTTATGTTTCCGCCTGTTCGTACAGCTGTAATAATGATGCTTGGCTCCTGTGTGTGATGTGGCTGTATTGCCTGTGTAATGACCGCCACACTTACCACAATATAATTTGCCGCATAAATTATAAAACTCGCTCCTAGCACCTTTTTTCTTAATTCTATGACCTTTTTCGTGCTGCACTTTGTCGAATATCTCCTTCGAGATGATGGAAGGGATGGCATTCTCTATAACAATATCATTCCATCGCATTGTGCCGATATATTTCTCGTTGCTCAATATCCTTCTAACCACCGCATATGAGAATTTAGAACCATGCTTTGATAAATACCCTTTGGAGTCTAAATGTGAGCATATAGAGGGAATAGAGTGGCCTTTGATGTAAAGGTCAAATATAGTTCGCACGATACGAGCCTCACGCTCATTGATGATGAGATGCTTATCTTCTGTTTTGTCATAACCCAAAGGAGTAGGGGTGCCATTGACCTTCCCTTGAAGGGCATTATCCGTCATTCCTCGTCTGACCTTTTGGGATAGTTCGGCTGAGTAATATTCTGCCATGCCTTCGAGTACGGATTCCAAGATGATGCCGGCCGGATCATTGGTGATATTCTCCTTCGCACTTACTACCTTAACACCATTTTTCTTCAATATCGCTTTATATACAGCACTATCCTCTCTGCTGCGGCTGAACCTATCCAATTGATAGACTAGCACATAATCAAATAGGTGTTTCTTTGAATCCTCTATCATTTGAAGGAACTCCGGTCGATTGTCTGTGCGAGCGGAGAGGGCCTTATCTGTGTATATGTTTGTAATAATAATGCCTTCACGCTCTGCAAAGGCTCTGCATTCACGAATTTGCCCTTCGATGGATTCATCTCGTTGCTTATCCGATGAGTATCTAGCGTATATTACAGCTTTTAAACTATTCATTGTGTGGTTTCCTTGTTGGTGATATAATTAAATAAGAATTATCAAATGTAAATCAAAGAAATTCCGCCATGCTGCCAATTCATGGCGGTTTTTTCTTTTTATATACAAATAGAGGCCCTTAATAGGGCCTTTTTTTATTTGCTCTTTGCCTTTGCTTTCGCCATCTTGCCGCTTTCAACAGCGAACTTGAAGGCATATGTTGAAAGTTTATATTCGTCTGAACTTTCAGCAAGAGGCACTATCATTGTAGGTGTAACAGAACCATCTAAAACTGTGGCGGAGTTTCTTGCTATGTGCGTGTATCTATCTACTCGATACAAAACAGAATATGGGATGCCGGAACCTCTAGGATCTAGCGCATAATAAAAATGATTCATCTTGCGAGTGATATAAGGCTTTGATGGATCATTGATTTCTGTCTGTAGAATTATCTCCACAGTATTATTCTTATAATTAATCACATCCAAATCAGATTTCACACTAACAACTGCTCCATTTGATGCGGTGTAGGCCGGCACGAATGGTGCATATAAACTCGCTGCCATCGAAGGCATTGCCAACATAGATAATATCAGAGATGAGATGATCAATTTTTTCATAGTAAATTCTCCCTTTATTTATGACTACACATTAAAATGATGATAAAAGTCGATGCTTTCCAATTCCGAATCTTCTATATCTGACCTACGAACCATTTGCTCAACTAGATTAACGTGTTCATCTAAGTAAAAATCATCATTAATAATATGCATTAATTCATGTTTAATTTCCTCTCTCATGCGACCATGAGGGAGATTTTTATTTATATAGATATTATGAGTATCTATATCTTCCGTTTCTTCTGAGATAGCCTTAACGGATGGTAAATCGCAGTAAATTATGTTTACTACCAACACAACACACTCCCCATTTATGGTATCCACGTTTTGATGGATACCATTATTTATTTTTAGATTTTAAAAACTCAATATACTCGACCGCCTTTTGCATATCCTCTTTTGATATATCTTTCGCAGCCGAGAATAGAAGTCTAGCACTCGGCCGAGTACGCAACATTTCAGCATATTCGGCCGTTTCTTTGTCTACATAATACCCATTTTGTGCTTGTATTTGTTGAGTATCATCAATCTCGTTGCTTTCCCCTGTTAGCGATGCCAATGATACACCAAAATACTCCGCTAATATTTTGAGTTTATCAATTTTAGGCTTTGAGCGTCCTTTTCGCCAATCCGCTATAGAGGCCTGTGAGATACCTGTATCTTTTGAAACTCTATAAGCTGTAAGGCCTCGTTCCTTCATGATTTCAAATATATTATCGAATGCCATATGCTCACCTTATTCTGTTTAAGAAAAAATAATTATTTTTATAAACTGTTAATTGGACATAGTAGCATTTGCGTTGTAATATGTAATCACAGAGCAACGCAAAAACATAGCAATGCAAATGCTATTATTTTGCTAAGTAAAAGTTTAGTAATTTTATTCTACCAAAAGGAAGGTGATAAAGCAATGAATTTGGAACGAATTAAAGAATTGATGCACGAGCAAAATATGAGTGCTTATGCAGTAGCCAAAAGAACCGGCTTATCCCAAGCGGCTGTCGGTCAATGGTTACGAGGTAAAAACTCAGCGAATGTGAGCAGCCTCAAAAAGTTAGCTGAATGCTTTAATGTGTCCATTACAGAATTGATGTAGTACTACGGATTAATAAAGTAAGGGAGAACGATATATGAACTTAATTCCTATCAACATCACAGAAACAGATGAACAATTCGTAAGTGGCCGAGATCTTCATATGTTCCTCGGAATCGAAACACCATACACAAAATGGTTCGCAAGAATGTGTGATTACGGATTCACAGAGGGCATTGATTATCGAGTAGCGGACAAAAAAGTCCATAACTCAAATGGCGGCAGACAAAATATCACAGAGCATGAACTCACCATTGAGATGGGGAAACAATTATGTATGCTTGCACGAAATGACAAAGGTCGAGAGGCTAGGGAATACTTCATCCAAGTCGAACGTGAGTGGAACTCACCGGAGAAGGTGATGGGGAGAGCCTTGAAAATTGCCAATATGGTAATTAATGAGCAAAAGGTGTTGATTGCTGCACAGGAACAACAAATCTCCGAGTTCAAGCCAATCAGAGATTATGTTGATGAAATCCTAAGCAGCACAAGTGCTTTGACAATCACGCAGATTGCTGCTGATTACGATATCACAGCAAGAGCATTGAATAAAATCCTCGAAGAAGAGAAAGTTCAACGCAACGTGAGTGGACAATGGATTTTATATAAAAATCAAATGGGCAAAGGGTACACAAAAAGCGAAACATTCACATTCACACGTTCAGATGGTCGATTAGATTCTAAAATCACCACAAAATGGACTCAAAAAGGCAGATTGATGATCCACGAAATCATGAAAAGCCGAGGCATTGATGCGGTGTGCAAGGATATCGCATGAACCTATTAATAGATGCAATATATGAGTTTTATAAAAATCCTCAGAATCTAGCTGATTTTGAGGAATGGAAAGAGAGGAAATATAAAAATGAGGATTCACAGATTGAGAGCAGCGGAAAAACGTGCCAAACGCAGAGCGCTGCGCAATAACGAGCCAAGCACATTTGAAATGCTAGTGTTCACAGCATTCACGCTGTTTTTATTCTTCGGTATTTCTTATTGGTGGGTTACAGGGGAATATATTCGCTTATGGTAGATAAAATTATCAATCTATTGGCAGCCACAATCTTCACCATCACAATGGCTGTTGCTCTTATTAATTTGGTGATATTCATCACAAAATAAAAAAAGTGCCATTTCTCAAAAGGAGAAATAGCACTAAGCCTTCTTGCGAATTACAAGAAAGGCAACCACACACCTATATTTTAGATGATTCGATGTGAATTGTAAAGAAAGGAAACCACACACATGGAAATGACGGAAGTTCAAGTAGTAAAAAATGTAGAGCCTCAATTGATTCAATCTGTAGGCCGAGCGGTATGGAACAATGAGGAAATCTCCAAATATTTAGAGGAGAAACTAGCAAAATATAACAATCTTGTAGTTACACAGGATAATTTGAAAGAAATGAAGGGTGTCCTTCGTGAAATCGTGAGTGTTCGCACACACTTGCAGCGATTTGGCACCGAGCAAAAACGATTATTGAAAGAGCCTTATAACGTGTTCGCAGCTGAACTCGACCAAGTTCTTGCGGTAGTCAGCCGAGTTGAGGCACCTATCTCCAATCAGATTCAAGAGTTCGAGAATATCGAAACCGAGAAACGCAAAGAATTAGTAATGAATATGATTCGAGATAAATTCGAGGTGCTTGGTATTCGTGAGGAATATCGAAATCGTTTTGTGGCTGATCCAAAGTGGTGGCAAAACAAAACCGCCAAAATTGATGCCACAGCAAGTGCCATTGACTCCGCAATGAATGAACTCTTAACGCAGCAAAATAACGATGATGAACTTGCTAAAATGCGAGCAGAGAAGGAAGAAATGGTCAAATTAAAGATTGATTTATTCAACTCACAATATGAATTGAATACACCAATCACCTTCGATGATGTGGCTCATAAGGTTATGAATGTTTCTATCTCCGAGTTAGATGGATATCTATCCGATGAGTTCGATAAACGATTGGAAATCGAGATGCAAGCTGCTAAGGCCAAAACAATCGATGTTGAGAAGTTGGAGCCTGTAGCGGTAGAACTTCCACTCCCACAACAACATATGAAATTTGAGGAAGTTGAAGAACCTATCCGCACAACATATGTTGTGAAATTGACTGAATCTCAACGCAAAATCATCGAAGAAACTTTGAATAAAATCGGTGTGGAATGGAGCAGAATCTAATGAAACATAGTGAATCACTTATTGAAATCTCAAAGGCATTGGCTAAATTCCAAGCCGAGGTGTCAGATCCGGAACGCACAAAAGAGAATGCATTTCTAAAAGCTAAATATGTAACGCTTGATGCGTTACTGCAAGCTGTTCGACCTATCTTGGCGAAGAATGGCATCTCATTCTTGCAGATTCCGGAAACTTCAGAGGGAACTGTAACTGTAACTACACGCTTGCTGCATGAAAGTGGAGAGTGGATTGAGGCAGAGCCTTTCACATTGCCATTGGTTAAAAAGGATCCGCAAGGTGTTGGCAGCGTGGTAACGTATGGCCGAAGATATAGCCTCTCTTCAATCCTCGGAGTTGCGTGGGAAGAGGATGACGATGGCAACAGCAATAATGTGTCCGAGGTTACAATTCAAGCCTTGAATGAAGTTGTTGAGTTAGCAGCAATAAAAGGCATCGAGAAATCCGATTTAGCCAAATACACAAAAGCTACATTCAATAAGATTAGTACTCAACTAGATTTGAGTGAAATTCAACAGTTAAAGGCTTGGGTGAATAGCTACTAATGAAGTGGATAACCAAAGGTGTTGAAACCTTCAAATCCCCTATCGGAGTAATGGTTATGATGCCGGCTCCACGAGATAATGAACTCGCTGAAATCGATAAGGATGTTGAGTATTCAATCGAAATCAAAAAGAGGTCTAAATCTCGCAGCTTGAATGCAAACGCATTCTGTTGGGTTCTATGCGAAAAAATCGCAAAGGAACTATCCAAGAATGGCTATATATCGAAGGTCGATGTGTACAAACGAGCCATAAGAGAATGCGGTGTATTCGAGCGAGTGTTAGTGTTGCCGAACGCTAAACAAAAAATCATGGATAGATGGAGTCGGAACGGATTGGGGTGGTTCGCTGAGGATATGGGCGAAAGCACAAAGATTGATGGAACCACAGTCCTATTCCTATATATGGGTTCCTCATCCTATGACACTAAGCAGATGGCAAGGCTAATTGATAGTCTAGTTACAGAATGCAATCAGTTAGGCATAGCACTAGAGGATAGCAGCTATATCAATTCACTCCTTGATAGGTGGGAAGATGAACAGCCGAAAGAAGGCTGATGAGGCCTTATATAAAAAGACTAGACCACAGGCCATTGAACGTGATCAAGGATTATGCGTCCTGTGTGGTGCGATGGCATCGGAAGTGCATCATATCCTGTTCCGTGGCCGAGGTGGTTTGTCGAATCTTGATAATCTAGCCTGTTTGTGTAGGGAATGCCACGAAATGGCACACGGCCCACAAGCAGCAGAAGTGATGAAAGTGTTAAAAGAAAGGATATCAAAATGAATCATGAGTTCGATGTAACAGTAAAAGCGGTGTTATTGATGCGAATCAAGGCGCTTGCAAAAGAAAATGGTGCTTACAATTCTAAGCAACCAATTATCGATGAATTATATTCCATCTATTGCTTTGTTTGTACTTGCTCCAATACAGAGGTGGCAACATTGAATGAATTAATCGGAAATGACGAGGTGAAAGATGAACAATGAAGATAAGATGCTGCAACAGTTTGGCGCTGCATGGGTTACTGTGAAGGATTCCATCAAGGCGAATGCATTGAAATCAAATGGCTCACCAATCCCTTATAATCCGTTATTCTTCGTACTAACCGAGAAACGCACAAAGGTGCCGGCCAACGATGTAAAAAGCATGATTGATTACGCTCTTCAAATTGGATATTTGAAGATGGGCAGATCTAAAGAATATGTAAAGTTCTAGGAAGGCGGTAATAAATGGCTCGCCCAATAGCGAAAGGGGTGGATTACTTCCCTCTAAATGTGGGGTTCTTATCTGATATCAAAATCAGAAAAATCATGATGGCACATGGGCCCTCGTCAATTGCTGTAATCATCTACATTTTAACC